GGCCCGCTTGCTGAGCTTGTTGTGCTGCTTGTTGCTGAGCTTGCTGCCCCTGCGGGCTGCTTGGATCAATAAAGTAGTGTGTAGCGCCACTAAGGCCGCTAAATTTACATAGGTCATCCAATGCGCTGTATATTTTAATGGGGTCACATAACGCTTGCCCAGGCACCTGCATAATTTCCTTCTGCAGCATAGTGATCTGTGTCACTGCTGCCAATTGCGCTCTATGATCACCTGTCCCTGTACCCACCCGCACAGTAGTCTTCTGTCTGGGCTTCCATGATGAAGGGTTGACCTGTACCCATTCCCCTCTGAACTTAAAGTCCTGAACAACGTCCAGGTGTTTGACTGCAAGATCACGTATTTTGACACAAAGCGGTTTGATTCCAGTTTCAGCAATGACACGGATAATAAGCCCCACAAGTTCTTCTTTAGCCGTCATTAGGCGTTCCACGCCCTCTGAACCGATTGAACTTCCCCCTATATCCTGAGGCGAAGCATTCCCTTCCGCTGATACACCTACCCGTCCAGCTCTTACACCGTCCAAGTAGTTCATCATATTAAAACCTGCATCGCCAATCATTGGCGTCTGTAAGGGTGTAATTGCATCTAGCCGTTTAGCTCTGATAATACCACCTGGGCGGCTTACCAGCATGTCATCAACATTAACCTGGCCTTCAACAATAACATTACGTTGATTATTTTGCAGGTATAAGTTGTCCATAATATTGCGAAGCAATGCAGTCTTATTATCCTGTATTTGTTTAAGCCTATCGTATATAGATAATCCCCTAAACTTATGCGACATAATAATGGCTGTGCAAGCTATCCAAGGGTTGCTTTCCACTTCCTCTTTTGAAAGGACAACCGTAGGCGGCATGGAGTTACCAACAGTCACCTTCATCAGAGTGGCAATCCCATCCCCATCCATGTCAAGCTTAAGGAAGCACTCACAGACATCAACCAACTTTGAACTAATATCATCCGTAAATGTCGCCGGTATGAGCGTGTTCTCGTGTTGCGCACCAAACCGATACGATGATCTAAGTAAGTCGGCTTGAGCCAAGTTTTGCACGATCTCTGGATCATAGCCTTCTTCTATAAGGTCTGAAACTGATTTTGTTACTATGTGACTGGTAAACCGTGCATTATTCAGATTTATAGAATTATGCTGATTACTAACGCGAAACTGCTCAGGAGGGACAGCATCAACACATATTTTAGGGTTGCCGGTAGTGATTTTAATTTTGACATTAAATGTTGAAATAGGTTGTCCATTGGGATCAAAATCGGGTATCTCTGATAACTTTAATATTTCTACTGATTGGTCTGCAACCAGCATTTGTAATTGTTCTTGTAATAAACCAGTGTATGATTCTGTAACGGTTTCTTCTTCATCTTCATAGTAAACTTTTAGTATTCCATTACGTTGCATTAAGGCATCTTTAACAAACTGATGAATTAATATGAAACCATCGTTCTGTTTCATTAGAATGTCATAGACAAACTCTGATTCAAGTTCTGCTTGCTTCTCATCGTCTGGTCCAACCGGGTCAAATATAACCACCTCGTTGTTCTGAGTGAAGCTCTTCATCACCTGGGGAATAATCCACTCAATAGCATCTGCTACATCTGTGGATATAAGAGCCGAGCGACCTTCTTGTTCTGTACCCGTTGGATTACCCAGATAATAGTTCAGAGGGTCGATCAAGTCCTGTGGAGTTTGCACAGTAATATTGGCCATCGACAACTCATTGTTGATAATGGACAATATGTCTTCATCAGTTAGCTTATGTTGCTTTTCTCTGGCCATTTTATTAGTACTGTGCAAAATTTCAGTGTTTTATACTACAGGAGGCACTACATCTGGGTTCAAGTCATCCAATGCTTGGGCTGCCGCTTGCACATCAGTCACGGATTGCTCTTGTTCTGGTGTCAATGTAGCATCTGCTAATTGCGCAGTTAATGCATCAACCGCGGTTTGCAGTTCAGCAATTTTTGCAACAATCTCTTTTTCAGCTTTATTTAACTGGCCTTTGATTGATTGGTTGATAGTTAATAATTCAGTTATTTTCATTAATATATCCTTTATTGTGTGGTTGTCGTGGTTGTCGTGGTTGTCATCGTGTTCGCTATGTCTATTGTGCACAGCTAGCACCCTTTTTTGCCTTTGCCTTTTGGCATCGGCTCTTTTTTCTTTTTCATTATACAATTCCTATATTATGTTTTGAGTAATCAATTGCCCGGTAACGATCCGGGTTATCCATAAGTAACGGGTGTGCTACTGCACATAACCCAAACGCATCTGCGCAATGCGAACTCCAATCATGGTCTGGCCCAAGCCCAATACCACGGGATTCGTCTATTTTTTCGTGATACCAGCCAATGGCGTCTAGTCCGCCTTGACACTTACCCACATTAAACCACATGGACGGAAATAACCTGCGGGCGGCTTCTATCCGTTGTTTAGCTGCACCCGTGCCTTGGTTTTCTATGGTAACCACATCAAACCCAGCATCCTGTAAAGCGGACTCATAGGTTACGGAATAAACCTTGTCATGGTTAATTCCATCGTGCGGTAATACGCACTGCGCATGACCATAGCCATTATCCCTCAACCAATGGACGTGCGTAGCTAAAGGTTGTCCTACCGCTTCATAATAGTCCAAGAACCGTATCTCCCTTCCTATAAACTGAGCAACCCATATTGCGCAAGCGTCGGCTCGGGCACCCGTACCACCAATGTCCCAAAAGGAACGGATTGTCATTAACGGATCACGCGCAACGTTGCTTAAGCGGCCTTCTTGCTTGGCTTCGGTTAAGTTCTTTGAGTAGTATGCAGATTCTGAAATGGTAACGTAGTCTCCATTCCAAATATGTTCGTATTGATCTGGGTTAATGCGTAAGCAATCTAAACGCTCTTGTTCCAGTCCAGGGGGAAAGAAAGGATTGTTGTGCCAGTTAGCCTCGATAACCACACTGTCAGTGGGAACCTGCTCACCGCGTAGCATTTTATCTACGGGGTCTTGCTTGCGCCGTGGATTCCAGCTAAACCATATTTCTGAACCAGGGGCTCTTATGGTAGGTGTTAATAGTTGTAACGAACGTGATGACATGGTTTGAGCTTCCTCAACCCAGGCACGGTTGAAGTTTTCTAAAGACTTAATGGATTCAGCATTCTGATCATTCATACCGGTAAAGATAATTTGCCCTTGCCCAGGTGTTTCAATAAGTTCTTTATAAATTCTAAAACCATTGCGTCTACCTAACTTAAAGGAACCTATCTTATCCTCTAAGAGTAGCTTGGCGCTATCTTTTAAACTCTTTTGTACTTCCCGTATGCAGACAGACCGGAAACCTCTAAACCTAAAATGATCTTCTATCATTAACGAGGCAAACGTGTGAGATTTTCCACTACCGCGCCCACCATACAAGCCTTTATAGCGTGAGGGTTGTAATAAAGGCTCTGCAAATTTAGGTGTGGGTATTTCTAGATGCATTATTTTCGTTAATAATTAGACGGGTTATTTTAATAACGTCATCTATTGTGCTTTCATCCACTACTGCAGTAAGACCATGTAATTCGGAAAAGGATTTAATAGCGGCCACCCTTGAGTTGGCGTTATTCTGTTTATCCTTAACTATTTCCATCAACTCTTTACCACACCATTCTTTCCTACGCTCCCTCTGCTTATTAACATCCTTTTTAGCGATCTCAATCTGTCTAATAACATAGGCATCCCTCATCATGGCATTAGACATCATTTGGAGGGACTCTTTGTTGTAACCCATTCGGCTTACAGCATTAGATGCATTAAAGTCTAGAATATACTCATTAACAAATTCATCTCGAGTACCCTTTTCTTCCTTAGTCAAGAAGCCTCCTTGGGATTTATTAGATGTATACATTAGTTAATGTATACACTAATATTAACCGCTTGTCAAACTTACACATACTTTGTCTCCCATAACCATCTTGCAATTAAAAGCGCCTCCGCTCTATCGCTGTGTTTCTTTAAATTCAAAGGAGCCGTTGGAAACAATTTAATAGCCAATGCTCTGCTTAGTTCTTTCTCCTTATCCAGTTTAAAATACCTTTTCCATACCGCTGGGCCAACGAGAACATACCCAATACTATGAGCGGAAACACAAGAAGTACAACAACCGAAGCTATGCCCAAAACTGAAAGCACTACTAACCCCCATCTGGGGACTGGCGGCAACCTTTTCGATAACCGCTTCACATACATCTCGGGCATCCATACCACTCGCAATGATTTTATATAAATCCGCAGGGTTAACTTCCTTTCTCCCCGATGCCTTGGTAACCACAGG